CCTGGATACACGGAGAGGTCTTGCCCTGGGACGAGGTTAGTCTCATCTATCTCAATAAGTAGGTTGCCTGACAGTGCAGCATTGTCCACAGCCATACGCATAAAGCCGTTCATCAATGTCTGTGTGTCATCCATGTTTTCTGCAATACCAATACCGAAGATGCTGTAAGGGTTCATCTCGTATGGTGCAGCAAAATATGGAATATATGCAGGAGTAAATGGGTTCATCACTAGGCGTAGAACTTGACCGTTACAAACCCAAACGTTCATGCTTACTTGCTCTGAGTCTTTTAACTCACTTGGGATGTCTACACCTTGGTCTTTAATAATATCTGTATCTACAAAGCCCCAGAACTCTAACACTTCAAAACGATCTGCATGATCTTGTTCAGTGTTATCTTCCATGATATGTTCCCACCACTCTTTGTTGTAGCTTTCGCCTAGAGCTAGGGCATGATCAATTGCATTCTCACGGAAGTATGGACGGTTCTTTAATGCACGTACTTGTGAACGTGACATCTTGTGACGTTCTACTACGTATTCTGCTTCTTCCATAGTAGCAGCATCTGGGTCTGGGTAGAAGTTCCAAATAGATACAGAAGTAGTCTGGGGGATTGTTTTAAATACTGGAGAGTATTCACCTTCTTCTGACCAATTTGGATATTCTTTGTCGATCGCAAACGGACCTTTCATAATACCAGTACCAAACAAAGCACACTCTAGTGCAGCAGCACGTAGGTGTTTCTTTGCGTGTGACTCTTCCAACTGGTCGTGGATCTTCTTCTCCATCTTCTTAGCTGCAATCTCTGCAGGAAAGATTTGTGGAGATGATGGAGTCTTGGCTGGACCTGGTTTTAGTTTATCTTCTACTGGTGCAAGTGTTTCTGCAGAACCTGCAAGACGTTCTCTAAACTCTTGGTAAGTTTCACCAGGAAGTAATTCACCAACACCTTCGTTAGCTTTTTGTTGCTCTGGGTTAGTCTCAAAGCTTACTACTTCCTCTACACCTTCTGGAAGTGTAGTAGGATCAATAGTAATTGGAAACTTGTTGCCACCAAATAGAACTTCAGCAATTTGTCCATAAGCTGCTAAGACTTTTGTCTTAGTAACTTTGACAAATACTTTTGAACGTTCTGTAGAAGTAAACTGTACGTCAGGGCCATAGATACCACGGTAGTTTCTATAAGCCTGAATCCAGCGTTCTTCGTCGAGCTGACGTGCTGTCTCAGCTTTGTTATATTTTTCACGAACGAATTGTACGATTTGACCAGAAGTTGGGTCATGAAAGTCATCCTTTCCCATATCATCAATAGCAGACGCAGTATTTGCATCCATCATCATTTCATCTTCAAAGATGTCATCTTCTTCCATGATTATTCCTTAATAGCCAAATGTTGAATCTGATACTTGAAAACCAGAACCTTGAGTACTTGTATCAAAATCAAATATGCTGCTTCTTGGTCTTGTCATTATACCATAACGTAATGCGTCATACAAGTGATCTTCTGCGTTTGTATCCACATCTTCTGGGTTATTTTTATCTAGTGGTATAGATGGTAGTTGTGATATGGTATTGGTACAGTTGTTAAAAAATACTAGTCTAGGTTCCTCAGTAAACTCATCAACTTGTAATCTTCTGTGTATTTCGTTCTTACCTGACACACGAGAACCTTTTGATCTATCTGAGGGTCTCCATCTACAACCCTTCATGATCATCTGTTCAGCGAGACTAGGACCAGTATCACCACGGTTATGCCACAAAGAAGAGTCAAGAACTCCATACCGAATCTTCTCACCATCTTCTATATCTAGGATCATATCAGCTAGATCAGTGGCAGTAACTCTGGAGACATACATCTCTCTATATACGACAAGCTGTTCTGCTGGTGTTACAGTGAACCAGAGAACTCCTGTGTAAGAACCATAACCATAGTCGCAAGCTCTAAACTTAACCCAACTGTTTGGAATATCATATGGTTCTACCACATGTATCCTACGACTAAACTCAGGGAAGGCTGCACCTTCGTTAATATCCCAGTCACCTTCGAGAAGCTGTCTACGTTGGTGTTCAGGAAGAGAGAGCAGGTTAGCCTCATACATTCCGTCTTCAGCAAGGTAAGGGTTATCGAAGAGTGTAGCAGGAATAAATCTCCGTTTGAACAGAGGTTGTCCCTCTCTACTGTGTCCCTTTGGCCAAGTGATTACTTCGCCACTATCTGTGTCTGTAGCCCAAAAAGCTTTGTTGTGTGAGCCTGGGTCAATGAAAGTTTTCTTCACCCATTGATGTCCAGGACCACCTGGGTTAGACGTAGCCCTCATATATAAAGGTAGCCCACTAGCTTTGGTTGTACGAAGACGTGACCTCATATAGTTCCAAGGATAGGGTGTAGGCCATTGCGTTAATTCGTCAAAACCAATCCAGTTAAATGCCTGACCTTGATAGCGCATAACGTCATCATCACGGTCAAGGTAAGACATCCAGAGTGTAGCTCCACTAGGGGCTACCCAAGTCTTATCTCGTTCCATAAACTTGATACCAGGAATTGCTTTGGGATATAACTGTTTAGAAACAGAGATAAGTTCTCTAAGCTCTTCAGTACTTCTACGTACAAGTAGCATCCGAGCATTTGGATTATTGAGGTATCTAACTGGGTCAGCAATCATAGCATATGATTTACCACCACCAGCAGAACCCCCATATAGTACTTCCTGTTCTGTTGAAGCTAGGAAGTCTGTCTGTGGACCAGGGTTTGGCTCAAAGATAATGTCACGTTGAGCCTGTTCTACATCAATCGGAGCTGGTTTCGGAGTCGCTGGTACTAACTCTTCTTCTTGCACCGAGTCTAATTTTTTCGAGCTTTTCCGCTTTTTCTGCTGCCTCTTTGTACCGCTGGGCGTAGAAATGTTGGATTGAAGCTGCGCTCTTACGCTTTTGCTCAAGTTTAACCCTCTTGAATAAACCTACATGTGAAAGGTATCTACCAGAAGTTTCACTTAACCATGCAGCTACTTCTCTGTAACTATACTGCTTCAAGTGTTTCTTGGCTAGTTCAAATAACTCTAGCTCTTCTGGGATTGGTAATAGTATATCATCATCATTAGGGTCTTGTCTATAACCAAATGGTACAGTCTTCCCTATTCTTACTATTGGTACCCACTCCCATTCACCGTCTATCTTTTGAGGTTTAGGTAGTTTCCAAGTTTTATCAGTCTTCATCTGCTTTCGGAGGCAGGATAAACAAAGGATTCTCAGATTTAACTTCGACTTTTTCAGTTTTTACAAAGCCAGCTCTATCAAGGAAGTCCTTAGCTGCTGCCATCTTCTCTTTATTGCCCAAGTCGGTTGGGGATCTCATTACTTGCATCATAGACCACACAGCTTGTGGTCCATTGTTTGCAATGAAGTCACGTGTACGGTCAGCAATCTCTTGCTTCAAAGGTGCCATGACTACACTAGTCGATACACCTGGGGCATACCCTGCGATCTTCAATGCTTTCACAGGGTTGCCTTCGGCTTCATTAAACAGTGCATCAAGAAACGCCTGTTGTTTTTCAGTAAGATTCTTCGCCATAGAGTCGTTGCCTTATCTCTGATCGACCAATTCCAAGATCCCTTAGTTCACGATCAGACATATTCATTAGGATAAAGTAGTCTGCACGTCTTTGTTGCATATCTTGAATTTTGTGTAGTATTTTTTTAAACATTTGTATCTCCGTATTAGTGGCATCATTGCCTACGGAGAGTAGTTTTACACAAATAGTTATAACATACTATTGTTAATATTGCAACCCCGTTATTACCCTACGGGGATGAAGATCTCTGTTACAGTACACAAACCATCAATGTGTGGAGTAGCATTACTTGTTGGAGTAATAGTTAAACTATCCCCAGCTTCCAGTACAAGTGTTGCCCCAGTAAACAGAACATACTCACCTATTGTCATGTTCTTACTACCAAGAATAGCTGCTGATAAATCTGTTGCATCAAACGGATTGTCTGCATCTACCCAATTTACATTGACTGTAGTATTACCATTGACGTTAGTAATCAATAGCATTGTTACTTCAGCCCTACAGTTTGCAGGGCAAGTGTACAACGTAGCTGCTACATCTTCTGTCGTAGCACTAGTATGAAAACTCTGTGTACGTGCTGGTTTGCCCTGAGACTGTACTGTCATTAGTCATCTTTCTTTTTCTTACGAGTGACTTTTTTCTTTACCTTAGTAGTCCAAGCTTCATTCTCAGGTGTCTTAGGATCATCCTTGATGTAGTGACCTTTATCATTACGAGCACGTACTTTCTCAGTAGACGACTCAATAAACTCTAACACTTCTGGATCTTTAGTTTGCCACTCGCCATAAACTTTTTCAGCAAGTACATCACCCATTGGACCTAAAACTCTATCACCTTCAATACGCATTATTTATAACCTCGTGGACTTTGTGAATTGTAAAACATACCAGTACGACGATCAGCTAATCCACCTTTCATGTATCCGCCACGTTTAGCCATACCGCCTTTAGACATACCAGACTTACGAGAAGCATTGAAGTCTTCTAAGGCTTTCTTCATATTAAAGCCACCGTTTTCTTTTTTATAATCTGATTTATTAGATTTAAACCATTTGTTAAAGGCTGCACCTGCTGAAGGACCACGGCGTTCTTCACTAGCTTTACGATTTTTTTCGTAATCAGCTGCAGCTCTATCAGCACGACTTATTGCTTCTTCTGCAGTTTTTCTAATAGCAGCTACAGTCTTACCGCCAGATGCAACAGCAGCTGTATCCCCAGTGTCAGACTTCTTGGTTTCTGCTTCTAGTCTTTTGGGGTCTGGTTTTGGTTTATCTTTTGTAGGACGTAGCTTAGGACGAGGAGAGCTATCACGACCACCAGGCTTTGGACCTTTTAGATCCTCAGCATAGACAGCAAGCATTACTTTACCATTCTTGTCTGTGTAATACAAAGAGCCAGCTTTCTTAGCTGCTGCAATACTCTTATACTTACCAGCATCCTTTTTAGCCTGAGTAACACTCATACCTTTATTTTTTAGCCATGCATTAGCATATTCACGAAGAGACATCTTAGCCATTGTTATTAACCTCTTTTCTGTGTACCAGGAACTGATGCACCACAATTAGCATAGCCACCTTTGTTATAACCTTTTTTATGAGCCATACCACCATGTTTATAACCCATCTTCTTGGCCACCTCTGGTGCTGCTTTCTTCAGGGCTTTCATACCCTCATTCATTGGTTTCTTAC